ATTTCCGGCACTAAATCCAAATCTGTTGACCAGTTTGGCACGGCCTGCAGGAGTGGCCACAACCCAGCCTTCTTGTCCAGGTTGTTGACGATCCAGCTGTGTCAGCACGTCTGTTTTCAAATCGTGCAGGCCCAAGAATGCTGTGAATGCCGCAGTGATGCCGTCCATGTTACTTCTAGGACTTTGTAAGTATTCTACAATGTTGGCAAATTTTCTTGGTGTTACGTTCTTCTGTAACCAGTCGCCAAAGCCCGGCAACAAGTTTTCATAATTGGTATTGATACGACTGTTGATGTAGCGTTTGCAAAGCTGTGGCAAATCTGTAATACCTGCGGCTCTTAAATCAGCAGGATTAAACAGGCCGTCTATGGCCGGACCTTTGGTGGATAGTATCTGTTTGAGTTGTTTGGTTAGGCCAGCGTTGGGTGTGACATTGGATATTTCTTTAACGCTGGGTTCAATCAACAACAGGCCAGGAACTGGAGTTAGTTTGACTGATTTGATGGGTTCAGCTGAACCTCCAGGTTCACTGTATCTAGTGTGTATAGCCACGCCCACTTCGCTGGCACCAATACGCCGTCCCAGTGTGCTGCCTGCTGGAATTTTGTATTCAACAAAGTTGGGCTGAAACACATAAGCACCAGCAACTTCTGGCGGTGTTTCTGTGTACAACAAGTCACCTTGGATGTAGCCTTTGAAGTTTTCAGGTGTAGCGGCTCTCAGCATAGGAAACAGCTTGGCATAAAGGCCAATCAATTCGCCACGCTCGCCGCCACGCATGTTCATGATTCTGGCAATTTGTTCCGGGCTAGTGGCAAGTCCATCGTAGCCTTTGGCAGTAAAGCCTGACTTGTCTGTGAGCACAAATGTACCATCCGGCTTGCGGCCAAATATGATAGCAGGCTTGCCATCCCATTTGACTGTGACTGTACGGGCTGTGTCTTCAGCAGCGTGTTGAATAATGCTCAAGGCCTCTACTATGCCGCGACTGCCTTTTTCAAACACTAGATCTTCAAGGTGTTCAATTCTGGGATTGGCCGCTTCCATGATAGGAACCATGCCTTGATTAACAATACGATCACGTAGGCGTGCCAAGAAGTTCACATCACTTACATCCTGATACAAAGGTTCTGGTTGGCTTTCCATAAAGGGTAAACCTTCACGTTCCATGTGTTGTTTAAAGTCGGCCAGCTTGGCATCACGTTTGGGATCTGTGCTGAGTGCTTGCAGTATCGTTTCTACACTGGCCAAGTCTTGACGTGTGGCTGTACGATTCAACAACATTTTGGCTACTGCATCTGGATCATCTGTGATAATTTCATTGTTGGCACGATCAGCAATGCCGGCAATTTGATTTAGTTTATAGCCCATGCTCTTGGCTATGCTATTCATTAGCACATTACGCTCACGTCCTTTGTATTTTGAATCTGCGGGCATGGCACCCAGAACAAATTTTGACCAAGGCACATTGTTTAGGAACATAAAGTCTGTTTGTACATAGCCCATGTCTGGATTGCCATTAATAGGAGTTTTAAAATGTACGCCTGCTCCAGTTTTTTTAACCCAGTCTTCGGGTTTTTGTTTTTGACTAACAGCCCAGCGTGTGAGCTGGGCTACCAATTGTTCTTTGTTCAATTGAGTAGCATCAACAGCAATATCCAAATCGCCGGAAGTATCTTTGATACCAGTTGATCCAAGTGTGTTGTTTTGTAAATCAAGGTCTGGTAACATTTCCTCTAGCCAAGCCAGAGTTGTTTTAACATCAGTCTGATTAATGCGTTGTGTCAAGGCCCGTCCATTGGCATCTTTAAACACATTGCCGCCTTCAAACAAACCGGTGCTCATTAAACTGTTCTCTTTTTACTGCGGCGACTTTCCATTGTGCCTTTGACCACATTACCACCAACATCGCTGGCAGTGACAGCATCTTGTAATTCTTTCTTGAGTGTGGCTTTTTCTGCTGGAGTCAATGCCTGATAAGAAGCAACCAACTGTTGAATAAACTTTTGTGTTTGAGCATCTACTGGTGCTGGTGCGGCAGCATCGGCTGGTGCCGATTGACTACCAACAGCTTTCATCGATGAAGCAATAATAGCATCATCTACACCGGCCTGTTTCATGATGGCCGCAACAGCATCACTGTCAGTTGGGCTACCAGCTCGTTTCCAAGCTGTCATTAATTTGTCTGCGGTTACTTTGGTTGTTAAATTTGTGCCTACTGTTTGTGCTTTGTTGGCTATAGTTGTACCAAGTGCTTTTGTTTTGTCCACTGCACCTTTGGCTGCACCAGTTGCTACGGCTCCGGCTGTATTTGCAACGGCACCTTTGATCTTATCCCAGACACCTTCGTTTAATTGTTGTATACGGGCGGCAGTATAAAATATGCGGCGGACTTGAGCTTCTTTCATCATGTTGCTCATTGCTTTGGCAGCATTAATACTGTTTAATTGATCAGCGGTAAACAAATTAGTAGGAACTGGCACTCCATCAATTGACACAGGAACTCCGCCTACAAAATTAGCAGTATGCTTTGCACCAGACATGCCCATTTTTCCAGCAATATCAGCAACTAAATTACGATCCGCAGTGGCACTAGCTACTTTTTGAGCTAATAAGTCGGCTCTTGCACCAGAACCGGGGGTTGCTTGGCCTCCTAATGTATTACCAGCAGCCGTCGGTTCGCCTGCAGGTGTTGCTTGGCCATAAAATCCGCCTGGCTGTGCATCAGCGTCGCCGCCTCTCAAAGCAGGAGCTTGGTCACCACCTTGCAGGGCTTTACCAACTTGCCCAGCACCGTAGGCCAAGGCACCTGTTTTAGCACCACTATATGCGGCACTGCTAAACTTTTCACCTTGCAACAACTTGTCTGTCATTTTTAATAAGCCCAATGCGGCTGCACCACCTGCACCTGCTCCGCTAATACCAGCGGCAGCAATTAATGCGGCATAGATTAGGCTTTGTGCAACAGGATGGGCTTTGGCAAACGCACGATACTTTTCAACATACTTCATTACACCAGCATCGCCACCTGTGGCTTGTTTTAATTTTTCAGCGGCCTTGTCGTACTGTGCGTCAACATTTTGAATTGGGCCAGAGTTTTGTACTTTGGTTTTTAAATCTTCCCATGCTCGACCTACAACATCAGCGGCATCTTTGCCCTTGCCAATCATGGTACGGTTGTTGCCTGCGTCTGTGGCACCTTGTTGAACTTGACCAAACAGCTTGGTGATTTGATCAGCTGTCATTTCATATTCAACTAATTTACGGCCAGCACTTTCCCACAGTTTGATTGAACGTAAACTTGATGCGTCAAGCCCTTCGTACAGGTAATTTTTAGGTGTGGTTAATTGATTAATTTTCATATTATGCTTTACCTGCTGAATTGATTGCGGACAAGAAGGCTGATAATGCGGCATGGTCTTCACTGTTTCTAGTGATCCATTGACTGATTTGATCTTTGGTCATTGTGGGTGCGGCTGGCTTTTCTTCGCCTGGCTCTGGCTCTTCATCTGATTTTGTTGCGTCTGGTGCGTTAGGGTCTTTCGGTGCATTAGGATCTTTTGGTGCCTTAGGATCCCTGCCGGTCAATGCACCAGCAGCAGGAACAGCAAGAGCAGCATCTCTAACTAGGTCATTCCATAACGGTCTTTGTTTAGAGGGATCATTGTTTTCGGGTTTGCTTATTTCTTTAATGTCGTTGGTAATTTCTTGTTGATTGACCAGACCCTTAAAACCTAATCCAGCTAATAAATTTTTCTGCACAAAGGCTGTGAGATAGGCTTCATACTTGCCATCTGTTCTATCTCTAAATGCTTGCAACGCAGGACTAACTGGTGCTTGTAATTCTTTAAGAGTAGCCTTGGCTATTTGATCATATTCTTTGGTGCCAGGTTTTAGTTTTTGTCCGCCTACTGTGATTGGTTGCCCTTGTGCTGCACTTGCCACAGTGGCTGGTGTAGTGGCAGGTGGTTGTACCATGTTGCGACTTGTCGACTGTGGTGTTTTTGCCATTGGGTTTGGCACACCAGCAGGTTGTTTATATGTGACCGTGGCACCTGCTCCGGTCTGGGTACCGTAATTTGGTTTTGCTGTTGCGGTTATTGCTGGAGCAGTTGTTGGAGCAGTTGTTGGAGCTGTTGTTGCAGGTGCGGGTGTAGTTGGAGGCACTGTGGCTCCAGATGTTGCGTTTGCTGTTGCTGGTGCTCCAGGTGCGGCAGCATCCTTTGTTGCATTTGCATTTGCATTTGCATTTGCTCCCCCAGTTACTGGTGGTTTTTCTTTTTCTGTCTCTGGTTCCTTTTTCGTAACCGGAGCAGTAGCCGGCGCCGGTTGTTTGGCAATGCTTTGTTCTAATTGTGCCACATAGTTCTGCCAGGCACGGAATGCTTTGTCAGCCATGGCACTAACTTTTTGATCCTGTCGTGCTGATTTGTATCCTTGTGCCACGTCTTTAAATGGACTAGCAATAGCGCCACCAATGCCTTTTGCCAGGTTGACGCCACCGCCGGCTAGTTTACCAATACCACCAGATACTGGATCGGCCCAGCCCTCTTCTAGTTCTGTCTTTTTCTTACGTGTTAGCTCATGAATTTGCATCGGTTTTTCTCACTGTACGGGTAAACTTGCCAGGATCTTTTAACCGAATTGCATTGATCAATTTACGCTGTAGATTTTCTGCCTGCTCTGGGCTATACGATTCTTCAATTTGCTCAAGTAAACGTATGGCACTGGCAATAATGTTGCTGGCACGGGTTTCAATGACATGACGCTGATCGCGTTCGACATACATTGAATCTAATTCTTCCAATAAACTGCGTGTCTTTTTTTGCATTTTGGGTTAGGACCTTTTTATTATTTATTGTTTTTGTTTATTAAAAGAATGATTCAAATGGCCAACATTTTTTGCCATAATTCTGCCCTGTTGGGGTCATATGCCACCCATTTATGATTGTTTATTCTGTGTTCTAATTCTGTTAACCTAACAGGATCCACCGTAAATGGTAGATTTGGTAGTAGATATTGCTTTACGTAGGCTAGATGTACTGGCGGGCTGGGTTGCACTTCGTTTTGTCTTATGTTGACAAATCTCTCCTGGGCTGCAAAATCAAACATATTTTCTTCAATCCAATTGTTGTTGTTGATGTACTTTTGTTTATCTTTAATAAATTTCAGGTCAATTGTGGAAAAAAATAATGATTTATTTTTAAGTAAATTACTGGCTAGGTAGATGTAGTTGACTGTTCGAACTCTGCTTTGTTTCGATTGTACATAATGCTTGTGATAGTTAATAACATCTGGTTGTTGGCTGGCACTACTGATCCACCACTGATTTTCTGCCAATTGGACTCGATTAAAATGATATACAGGATCTGTGTCTATAATATCGTTCCAGGTTGAATCTTCAAGCAATTTGTCAAAACGATCAGCCTGTGCCCACTGAACTAAAAAATATGCATCTGGATCCGTTAAGTGTGCTTGAATAACAGCATTTAAAATAAATTCATTACCGGCACCTACCGCTCCATAGTGTGTAAATTCATATTCTGGTAATAGTGCTTGTAAAATCACAGGCCATTCAGGCCATATATGACTAGATGCGTAGCCATCGCCAAATGTATAAATTTTCTTCATAACCAATTGTCGTTATCTAAATTTAACTTGTCCTGTCCGGTTTGAACAAAAATCATGCCGCACATGATGCCCGAATCAATGTTATCAAAGTAGTCTGGCAGAACTGGCGTTTTTTCTTGAATTAATTGATCACATATAGGTTGATACTGGCTAACTCTGTCTACAATGGCTTGTTGTGCTGTAATAAAATGATTCCAGGTTTCTTCAACTGGAATTGGTGGTAATTCAGGGATTAACGACAATGCATTGTTAAATGCAGACAAATTATAAAAACTACTAAACGGTATATTGATACCCAATGGCTGTTGTGGGAGCCAGGAAATGTTGTGATTTACTATGGCTTGATACATAAAGAAAAATTCTTCTCTAAGGTAGTTGTTGCTGGTTGGGAATCTTTCTTGACTTTGTTTAACAAATTCAGCTGTGTACGGGCTTGGGGATTGAACAGCTTTACGAAAATAGTTGTTTAGATATACTTCATAATTACCGTCTATTACAATATTGATAACGGTTCTATCTTTGAAAGCGGTTGATAAATCGCGATTATCAAAATTATGTAAGCAAATCACAGCGTGTTCAGTATCGTGTAGAGCGTTGTCAAATTCATCCATTTGCACAGTTTGCGAAGCGTATGCTTTTTTTAACGAATGATAACTGCCAGTAGAGTCAACTGTAAAATTATATTCATTGGCAACAATTCTTGCCAAGAAATGTCCAAGACCGCCTGGCGGTGCTGCAATAACATATTTCATGTCAAATCAATCCTACCAATTCTGGAAATGCTGTTTGCCAACTGTTATTACGTCGTGCGTCCCAGGTATTGACAAACTCATGCCATGACTCCACCGGCAATGGCGGCGGCAAGTTACTGATCATTTTGTGTATTATATGGGTGTCCGGGTATTTTGTCAAAATTAAATTTTTAATACCTGCGGGCATTTTGTTTAAATCCCACATCTCCCAACAGGGATGGAGATTTATTTCAGTTTTATCGCCGCCAAGGTTGGTGTCTAAATTCTCAGCTACCCATTTTTCAACGCGATCAACGTAATACGCATTTAAAAAATTAACTGTAAATTCAATTCTAAACATCACATTCCAAATGTCTGGATTATTTCGAATACGCAACAAATTATCACTGACTTTTTTCCAGGTCAACGGCCACCGTATGTAATCAAACTGTTCTTCTATTCCGTCTATACTGGCCGCAAAAATTACTGTTTTAAAATTACGCCAGATTGCCAGTGTTTCATCATTGGGGTATATTGATCCGTTTGTTGTATAATGCAAAGTTACCTGGCTGGGGTCTGGAATATGACTTAGAAATCTCAGATGAGTGTCGGTAAACAAGGGCTCGCCGCCAAAAAACTTAATATACTTAACTCGCTTTAAACTCACAGTATTTACAATGTTGTCAATGGCTTGATTGACAGTTGTTTTATCACTGTAAAATTGCACACGCTGTGAGTTGAGTTTTTGTTTTTCTTTGATCCAAAGAGAGCTAAATTTTTCACTGCATATTATACAAGCTGCGTTGCACTCATAGTCAAGCTGTATATCTATACTAACAGGATCCGATGATATTTCGCTGTCGGCAATCCAGTCAGGCCCGGCTTGTCTAAGGCTAGGTTGTCCAGACTGTTCTAAATTGTAGCAATCTTTACAATTAGCAGTCCAATCTGTAACTGTGTCAAATTTTAGAAGTCTATTCTCTAATAGATCCCGGGTCAACGGTATGCTGTCATTTCGATATAGACAGCAAGGCCTAACATCTACGTTGCTGTTTTTGTTAATGTTAAACGAGTAGCCATTGGATAGGTATCTACAAAATTGATTTGGCATTATGATTGCTTGATTTGCCCCAGTAACTGTTTTAGTTTGGCACTTTGAACATCGGCTGTGATTTTGCCTGTGTCTTCTCTATCAGCTGGGTTTGCTGGCTCTGTACCGTTGATCATTGTGCTCTTGGCTTTGATACTGTCTAGCAAGTTGCCTTTGGCAAACGAATTAACTGGACCTGCTTCTTCTCCCGGATCTGTAATACGCATGGTTTCAATGTTGTAGTCCAAATCAATCTTCATACCAACACCTGTACTACTACGACTCTTCATACATTGTATTTGGTACTTGCCACGTTCACGCATGGCTCTGCTTGTAAAGATACCAAACACGTTATCCGCTGTGTTGATCTTACTGATACCACCACTAATATGACTGTGGTCAAATTCAATTTCTTCCACCGCTGATCGATTCAACTGCGACGCTGTTACAAACAACACATTAAGTTCTTTGGCCAAGTTACGCAGTTCTTCACTCACATACTTGTCCTTGACAAACAGGTCATTAGGACTTACTTTAGCACTAACTGGCATCAGCAAGTCCAAGTAGTCACACATGATAAAGTCTACCTTGATGCCTGTTTGCACTTGCACTTCTTTGATATAACTGCGAATGTCATTGATGTTGCTCTGTGCTGGCAGTGCTTTGATTCTATACTGTCCGGCTTTCTTACTAACTAACTTGACTTTGAGTTCAGTCTGATCAATGTCCTTGCGAATCTCTTTGGTACTCATACCTGCCAACATGGCATCAGTTCTAAGGGCACACAGTTCTTCACTCAATTCTAAACTGATGTACACACCACTTAGTCCTGCTTGCAACCAACTCAATGCTATGTTCATCATGACAAGTGACTTACCAGATCCAGATCCACCTGCAAATATGTTCAGTTCGCCGCGACTGAATCCACCATACAAGATCTTGTCCATCTGTGGCCAGCCTGTGCTTACTTGTCCACCTGAATTAAAGTATTTGTCAATACGAAATCTAGGGTCAGCCCAGTAGTCTGTGCCCATGTCTTTGGTAAGTGATATTTGTACCGCATCTTTGATTAATTTTTCTACTGGATCATACTCGCCTTTTTCCAGCAAGTCTGCTGATTTTAAAATTGCACGTTCCAGTTCTTGTCTACGAGTAAAGCCTTCAAACTCGGTCATGAACCATTCAAAATGTCCTTCATTCAAGTCAGGAATATGTTTTAGTTCTACTCCTGTGGCGGCCTTGATTTGATCTGTGCCCGGAAGTGTTTTGTATTCGTTACTGTGCGTGGCAATAAACTCGGCCACAGGTCGTAAACTTCTATCAAAGTTTTCTGGATTGTAAATGTTCTGCACACGCACATACGACTCTGCGTCTTGCAACATCATTTCTAAGAATAGTTTTTGGACGTCAAGCCCGTAGTCTTTTAACAAGTTGTTTCTTCCTTAGTTCTATTTTAATCTTACTGGTTTCTTTGGCCTGCATTATAGTTAGCAAAGTTGTCAACTTACCCAAACGAATTACTGCATCGTTTACATCCTTAACACCCGGTGGCCACTCGGGCATGCTCACAGCCCATCCTAGTTCCACAGCACGATCTACCAGTTTCATTCCAGCTTCGTCCTGATCAGGAACCACTATGATATCACGCCCCAGACTGCGTATCAATCTAACTTGTGCATCATTGATTTCTGCATGTAGCACTGCTAGACCATTGACACTGAGTGCGTCAAATACACCCTCTACCACAATTGCCACTTGCCAGTCTGCACCTTGTAAGTCTGTGCCAAACACATAACCTGGCTGTATGTCTTGAATATATCTGGGTGTGCGATCATCTAAGAATCTTGTAGTATGCCCTACCACTTGATTGTTGTGTGTAAACGGAATCACTACACCACGACGTGGCATTGTTTTATATAAGAACGGATAGTCTAGTGGAATGCATCTACGTTGTAAATATTCTTTTGCAAAATCATTTAGCTCTTGAGTCTCGGCTGGTAGATCCTTGTCTTCAAATTCAATTGACTGTAATCGTTGTATTACATCCTGACGTTCGCCAAGTAAACCTTCTATGCTCTTGTGCTTCAGACTTTCAAGATTAATACGTTCTATTTCTTCTGTGGGTACATTCATCCACTCTAATAGTTTACGAGCTTTGAATGTCAAGCTACGTCCCAGCACAAAACTAGCAGTATAGCCACAGTTGAAACAATGATAACTCCACGAGCCATCTGGGCTAGGTTTAATACCACCACGTTGTCGTTTGTCTTGACTGTCGCCGCGATGTATGCAACAGGGTGCGTTGAAGCTGATCCAGCCACTTGCTGTCTGTTTTCGCTTGCCTGGAACAAAACTAATTACATCTATCATCCTTTGATTATACAGGAATCCCAGTGAGAAATCAAGCGATTAGCTATCATTTGGTGGCCTTGCTCGTTTGGATGCCCATTGGATTTTTTATACTCTGGATATTGATCGATCCAATCAACCATTGACCATTCAGGCCATAACAATGTTGGAATGTGGTTGAGCTGAACAGGTGATTTAAACACATTGACTTGCCCAAGCGACAAACAACGGCGTGCCGCAATACCATCAAACAACATGACCGCTTGTTGATAACGTAATTTTCTAAGTTCTGGGCAATCAGTTAGGGTTGTTTGTAGTTTAATTAAGTTTTCAAACTGTGGGTAATCGTCTTCAGTCCAGGTACTGTGTGCATGTCGATTCCATTGCGGCTCGTTAGGTGCCAGTTGACGAGCAGGATTATAGTGACTAAATCTGTAGCTGTTGGTTAGTCCAACCAAAATTAAACATTGTTCTGGATTGGCTTCTTGTTCTAACCACCACAAGAAGGTCCATGTAGCACTTTGTAAACTGCCGCCCGACTGACCAAAGTTTTCAACTGGACATTGATAATGATTACCTATTCTACCCAAAAAACAATGTTGTTGTCTATAGGTGTTGTTGAGTTCGTTGCTGTGATGAGTTGCAGAGTCTAGATCAGGATCAAGTAGCTCGTCGCCATACACAAACGAGTCACCAAATCCTACAATTTTTTTAAACTTCATTTATCTGTATAACAGATTTTCTACATAGCCGGTGCTGACCACTACCAAAGCACCTTGATTTTGTGGTGCCACTGGATAAGTGTACGGGGTTGCCACTTGCGAATTAGGTATACGCCAGTAGCCAGAACCGCCATTGGTCACAATAATATCTGTAACTGCACCAGTAGCCGGATCCCATACTGCTTCGGCTGTGGCACCTGCACCGTCGCCAATGATGTTGACCTTGGGCGGTGCCAGGTATCCTGCACCATTGTTGGTTATGAGTACATCAGTTACCACACCGTTGTTGCAAACAGCATAAGCAACTACTGGTTGTGGTACTGGATAGTTAGGCACAGCAAACAAACTGTTGTCAAAACACGCACGGATTATAGGAAACCACCCGATTACATTCCAGTGTATGGTTCTAGTTTCATTAAGATATGTAACCGATTCAGTGACATTGTACCAGATGCTTTGGTAGTTTTCTGCGGCTTGGAATTTAATGGTTCCTGTGTAGCCCACCAAATCCATTTGTACTGTGGTAACGGAGTTTTGTGGTTCAATAAAACTTGAATAGTATTCGGGATTTAGATAACTGCTCCAATAGTTAGCACCATTGGGATTACCGGCCCAGTACGGGCTAGCTGGATAGTTTTGATAGCCACTGCCTTCGTAACTGACCTGGCTGGATAGTTTTGTGGTAGGAATCGTAAGCGGTACACTGGGCACATGTTGCGGCAATATGCTGTCCACAATGTCTACAGGAGCACGAGCTCCTGCTTGGGCATTGGTAAACACCGCTTCTACCAGGTTACCGCTGCTGCGTTGAATGCTGTAGTTGGCTGGCTGTGCTAGAACTTCCAATAGTTGTGAACCGGTTAGGGTAACTTTGGCACGTCCAGTTGGACCATTTAAGATGACCATGGGTTCTTCAAGCAAAACACGGTCACTTTCGGTATTGATCACACGGAATAAGAAACTGCTGCCTGTGATGTTCACAGGCTTTTCTTGCTGGTTGATGAACTCAAACAAGAGTACATTGTCAACGCCTTTGTTAATTGTTAGTCGTTTTGCGTACACAGGGTCATACCTATAAGTAAAAGTTTCACCACCACCAGTATCTATTAATAATACTCGTGTGAGCTGTTGGTATAGATAGAGCTGGGTAGAATACATACACTCTATTTAGCCGGTTTAGCCAAGGGTCTCAAACCAAAACATAAATATCCCATAATATGAATAATGATTTATTTGAAAAATTGGCAGAAAAATACCCGTTTATAACGCTTTGCATCTACGCCAGTTCAGAATACGTGGGCATTATACAAAATCAAGATGATGCCATCACAACCATCTACGATTTTGGCAGCATTCAAGACCTTGAAATCAAGAAAAGATTTTTAGAACTGGCAAATATTTGGTGGTGGGAAAGTAATCGTAGCATACCCATCAACATATTCTTAAAAGCCGATTGGGATCCGTTTAAGATGTATCTTCGGACTTTTGTCAACAAAGATCTACAAATATTACATGGCCCTGTGTGTAGCCTAGCAGAAATGAGTCGGAAAAAATCTAAACGTAAGTCAATTACTCTAGTTCGACGGGTTGATTAAGCAAGTTCATATGCAGTGCTACTAGAGCCGCATACCCTATTGCGTGTGCGTGTTTGAATACAAATCCTCGACTATCATCACCATCCCACACTGATTCAAATACTTCTGCCCATGGCCGATTCTGTAAGTGTGCTTTACCTGGACGAATAATACTGATAAATGCAGCCATTCTAGGAATACTATCTGGTCGCATCGAGGCCAGTAACTCTGTGTAGTTGCCCACGTGAACCAATTGTTCTGCCCATTCTACATCGGACCATAATTGTTGCCACGGTGGTTCTTGTGCCAACATTGTTTCGTAGTGTTCTGGTGTTTTAATCAGTTGATACACACTCATGTTAAGCAAGTCTATTTTAAAGTAGCCCAATTGTTCTGCTTGTTCATAGTCAATAGCAGAACAATTGTTAACTGGATCATACGGAATATCTGTAACGTACACACCTGAGTTATGTCTACGTACTTGTCCTTGATGCAGTTGACGTGCTGGAGTACACTTGATCAAGTTCATTAACTGTTCACGGTCTGCCAAATCAATATCAATATCTGCACTCATTACCAACCTGCCTTTGTTAATATATCTCGAGCATACTCTTGATCTGCTGGATAATCGTTAAATTTACGCATCCAAAAGTCTGCGTCAATGTAGGGCCATATCATTGAGACCTGTGTGGCATCTAGTTCTGCCAAAAACTTTTGCCCAGACTCACTGTTGTAAATGATCCAAGGACTAATGCGACCTGCGGTCACAGCATAAACCATGGCATTGGTGTTGCCGTAACGTAGGCAATCTTCTGCTGGATGCCCTGAGTTTTCACTCCAGTCAATTCCAAACTCCATGGCACGAGCTAGTGCATCGTTGATGTTTTCTACTCTAAGATAATCCATCAAGTATTCAGTGTAAACACTATCTTTACACCAGTGATCAATTTTTTTGTTTTGCTTTAGTACCCACTCAGTGAACCTTGCTGGATTGATTGCTTTTACATCTACACAATAACGTCCAAACTTTACAAAAGCACGATAATACGGACTTTCACAAAAGTCATCGTGAGTTTTTAGACGGGCACTGCCTTGTGTGAGTTCATAAAATTTGATATAAGCATGAAACCCAAGTCTGACACCGGGTTCGTCTTTTTCTTGTCTGCGTCGACGAGGTTCGCATGAATGCACTGCAAGGCTAGACTCTTTGATAAAGTCTTTCTTACAATACTGACAGGTATATTTCATTTTTTAACACAATTTTCAATAATATAATCATACAAAAAATCATTAAGAACTTTTCCGCCGTTGTAATCCCAATGTATGAACTCTGGAGCAAAATCAATTTTTTGATTTTTAAAATTCTCCAATTGGTTTGACGGACACGGTACGCCTTGGCTGTGAATATAAACATTAGATAAGAAATTTTTAATATTAATTATTTTGTTATTTTTCTCAATTAGTTGAAATTTTTTATCTTCAAATTTTTGATATCGACGATCGCAAGTATTAAACATACAATAGTTAATTTTTAAAGAATCCAACCAGGAACTAAAAGTAATAATATCCATGAGCCATTTATCCATATAAGAGTCATCAAAATCATACTTGAATCTATCAACAATATATTGATTAAGCAATTTGAACTCAACTTCGGATTTGTTAATTTGTTTACGATGTTGATTGGTAACGCCGTTAGCAGCATATGATACCCAATTTTTATCGTATGTATTAAACTGAGATTGAGGGCCCCAAGGGGCTTCTTGCCGATCCCAAAAAGTTAACATTATAATTACAAAAGATACATCAGAATTTTGCAATAGATATTCCGCGGTGGTTCTTAGGGTGCGAGCATTGCTACCCCCAGGCAGTCCAAGATTCACAGTGGTATTGCAGTTTAGTCGGTGCCCTAACTCTTCGGCGTTTTTCCAGGTATGAGCAAAACTGCACCCATTAACTAATAATTTTGTCATTTCTTAACTTCTTGCCCTAGTTGTTTGACGTATTCGTCCAGGTCTTTTTTGGTATTGATCTGTGCCATTAATGCAATCTCATCATCTTTCATATTAGGATACAATTCAGCCAACTGTTTGCGAATTCCACTGGCACCAGCTTCTTTTTTCTTGGGAGCTATCCATTGATGGCGTTTTGTGCCCCACCCTGGACTTACTGTAGTGGCACACAACCATTGCAGTTTGGGATGGCGATTGATACTAAAAAAATTCTTGTTGAGATTTTCATTGCAACTCAGCAAATATACTGCCTGTTCCATGATGTTGCCCTGCACACTTGATCCATAACGGATCATGAGAAAGTTACTGAACTTTTTCTTTTCGTCGTCGGTTAAGCTGTCGTAGAATGCACGATCCTTGCGATCAAACACAGCCATTTCGTTATTGATGCTGAGTTTATCCACTACCAGGCCTGATTATAGTTTATGACTTCGCAATTGCGACTGATGTCTTTGACAAAGTACACACACTCGGGTTTTTCGCTATTGCCCAGTGGCACACACAATAGTTGCCCAATTTTTAACTTGGGTGCATACCAGGCCACTTCTTGGTACACGTCTACAATTTCTATGTCCAGAAAGCTGGGCCTAAAACTGCTGAGTGGATTAAACTGAAATGCTTTGAAGCCTCGATCGTTGATGGCAGTAAGTGGTAACACTTCCAAGTCGCCAAGATCGGGTTCGCCAATTAGGATTTGCCAGTCCACCGGCATACGTACTTTGTGTTCGCCAATGCGTAACACCAGTGCAGGTGCATTAAAACTTTCTAAAAAGATCAACGGTATGTAATGATAATCTGTTTCGGACGGATTTGAATTGTCCAGGATAGCAAAACGCATGTCATCTACTTCTTCAGGTAGATGATCTAAGTCAAATGGCTCGTTGTCGAGTGTTAGTATTTTCATAAATTTATTATAACATATTCTACAGTAGATGCAACCTTTATTTTGGAAAAGTAAATTGAATATTTTCTTGTAGTACTCCGGTCGCTGAATAGGTCCATTTGTTATTAATTCCAGCATTGGTTGACAAATGCCATCTATCCGGGTGCCATAAAATAACGTCGCCGGCTTTCCAATGAGAAATTATGCCATCTCCGGCTTGTATGAAATGTCCAATTTGCCAGTCTTTTAAAAATACAATAAATCTCACAACGTGGTCAGTGACTTCATTAACATGTTTAAAATAAGTATAACGATCTTGATGCCATGGCATAGTATGTCCAGGTGTTTCTTTAATTACAATACCCACTGGCAATTTAACAGGAAGTTGTCCAAGTATTCTTGATTCCCAATCCATTATTAATTTGGGTTTTTTACAAGCAGTATCCCAGGCCACAGTGTTTGATGGAAGGTACCCATATTGTCGATTAAGATCTAATGCAGTTTTTAGTGTATCCCCGTTGGGGTCCCAAGTTTTAAAACTATCATCTATTACTGCACTCCAGCAGTAGTCTGGATGAGCATCAGCTGTGCTTTCACAAGTGGCAAGTATTTGTTTCCAGTCATCAGCTATGTGACCAAAATGCACATAATCAACTGTGTCTAGATAGTTTAACAAGTTCGTCCGTGATACAGACACGATTGTAATCTCCTCTTCGAAATTCATTATATTGTTCGCCGCCGATGGCCAAAGTAACTGTATTAGTTGGTGTTAAATTTAACTGTTGACAGATTTGTTTGCTCAATGGTTGATATTTATCAATGAACCATGCATGCGAAAATTGCGATATCAAGTCCATGGCAATCCTAGCTCCAACTCGATCATACATTTCCCATGCTAGTATGCCAGCACTGATTGTATCGTCAATTAGTGTCCGAGTGAATCGTATGCCTAATCTTAAATTATGTCCAGAAAAGTTTTTAGTAAAGCTAGTAGCAAAATCAGTAATACATGGATGTTGTAAATCTATGCTGGTGTCATGTGCTAGTCCAAAATATGCTCCATCAATCATAACAGGCACACCTAAATGATCTGCCTGTTCTAATAGTTGCCCAAGATATGGGTACTGTGTGCCATTTCCGCTGTACGGCTGACTTAAAATAACACAATCGTCAATATGCAATTCCTGATCTTCTAAATAACAGATGTTTCTGATGTGTGTCTTGGCTAAAATTGTAGTTAAAATAAAATCACTGCGACTTACTCGTATGCGTCTAGTGTGATTTCTAGCAATAAATTCTCCAAACACCGGAGTAGTTCCAGCACAAAAACTTGCGTACTTAAAATCATCAATTCCCAGCAACCGACAATGTGGGCTAGACATCATCCAATCTCGCCAGGCTTCCACAACTGCTTGATGCTTCATTGCCGATAATTGAGTGACAGAGATACGTGACAAGGATATGTCAATTGCATCCGCAATTTCAATATCGTGTAATGGGTCATGTCCTTTTAGCATTTAAAGTATTTTCATAGTTATAGTCAAGTGATTAAAATGATAATCGCCAATCTTG